ACTAAAGAAGTATTCAAAGACTTGGACACTGTTGAGATGAAAGTTAAGATGGTGGGCAAGAAAGCAGGCAACCTACAGATCAAGTATATGCCAGCACAGAGCACAGTTAATGATGTTAGAGCATATTTGAAGGAACTTGAGATTACAAAGAACATGCATATTGACTTCCTGCTTATTGACTACTTGGATCTATTGATGCCAGTTAGTGCAAAAGTCAGTCCCAACGACTTGTTTGTTAAGGACAAGTATGTAAGTGAAGAACTACGCAACTTGGCTAGAGAAATTAACACAATCTTTGTTACAGCATCGCAGTTGAACCGAAGTGCAGTTGAAGAGATCGAGTTTGATCATTCGCACATCAGTGGCGGTATTAGTAAGATTAACACAGCAGACAATGTGTTTGGTATCTTTACGAGTCGTGCAATGCGTGAACGTGGACGCTATCAGATACAGCTAATGAAAACACGTAGTTCAAGTGGTGTTGGACAAAAGGTAGACTTGGAGTTTGATATTGAAAGCCTGCGTATTAGAGACTTGGGTGAGGATGAAGACTATCAGAACTTTAAGAAGCAGAGTAGTAGTATCTACGAACAACTTAAAACAGGAGACAAAACTCCTGAAGTAGACGGAGATGCTGAAGTTGGTAAGATTACTGCTAATGTTCAAAGTAGTAAACTTAAAGACATGCTAGCAAGTTTAAAACAAAGTGATTAACTACAATAACATCAAGCATTGTGAGATAGAGCTTAGTAGTTATTGCAACGCTGAATGTCCGTTATGTCCACGAAATTTGTTTGGATATCCTTATAACAGTGACTATACAGTAAGACATTTAACACTTGATAATATTAAAACTATCTTTGATAGAGAGTTTTGCGATCGTGTAGAATTTACATTTGAAGGTAACTTTGGTGATCCTATAATGAATCCAGAGTTATTAGATATTGTTGAGTACTTAAATAGTCCAGTTAAAATTTGCACAAATGGTAGTATGCAAACTAAAAAGTTCTGGCAAGAGTTAGCAAAGTATAATGTACGTATATTATTTGGTATTGACGGACTATCAGGAACACATGAAATATATCGTAGAGGAACTAGTTGGCAAACTGTTATAAACAATGCTAAAACATTTATTCAGGCCGGCGGAACTGCTACATGGAAAATGATAGAGTTTGATCACAATCGCTCTGAGATAGATCAATGTCGTGAACTAAGCAAACAATTAGGATTTGCTAATTTTACTCTAATTAATTCCGGCAGAGATAGCGGGCCAGTGTTCGATAGACAGGGTAATTTAGAACGTGTACTTGGCAACTGGACAGGTAGCACTGTACTAGACGATTATCTAGATACAATAGAAAACGGTGATATGCTTCTTGAGGATATATGGGATACGCCCAAACAAGTATCGTGCCAGGCATTAAAAAACTCAAGCATATATGTATCAAGCACTGGAGAAGTTTATCCTTGTTGTTTTATGGGATTTAGTCCTCGCACATATGGACATGGTCGCTGGCACCAACCTGTGAACAAACAAATACAAGAATTACTTTATAATAATAATGCACTTGAACGTCCCTTACGTGAATGTATAGGTTGGTTTAACAGTATCCCTGGTTGTTGGAATAAATCTAGTTTTGAAGATGGTAGATTGGTTGTATGTGATAGTTCATGCGGCAAGGTACCTATCTAACCTATAGCCTTTTGCATCCCAACAGTCAATATATCTGGTGCCGTTTGTCATGCGTATCTTTCCTGAGCCCACGACCACATCACTGTCTCTGTATCCAAAAGGCTTTTTAATTGTTACATCCACATAGTCGCTGTTGCCCACGCCCAGTGTAACAAATGTGACATACTTGCCTTCAGCACCCTTAAACACACGACCGTTTGCTACTAGCCCTGCAAAGTTTACATGATCTAGATATGTCTCCTGCACAAACATGTTGGGCATAAACTCTGGTTGTGTCCAGTAACCATTGCGTTTGTATTGCGTAACTGGCGACTCACATATACCATTCTCAAATCCTAAATCACGCAGATCCCAGCCGGCTGTCTTTGCTTCCTGTTTGTGCACCCAGCGTTTGTATGATCCCTGGCAGTGTTTAAGTGCGGCTCCCCAGAACTGCTTGGGATTGTGTGCTTTCTGATATGCCAGTGCCCAGATAAGTCTGCCCAGGTTAACAGCATGAGCACGACACAGTCCAAAGTTACCCAATCCATATAGCTCTTGTATAATCTGTTCTTTGTCCTCATGCTCTCCCATGCGGCCCATAAACTCCATCACACGCTCTTCATCTTTCTTAGAAAATGCTCTGCGATACATGTCTGCTTCGTAATAATCACAACCAATCAGTTTACTGATTTTGCGTATAGCATCGTCCTCATACACAACTGTATCTTCTAATCTCTGCTCTGTCCAGTCCTGGAAGAAACTTGCTTTCTGTCTGCCTGTGGTTGCAACAGGACGTATGAGTGCTGTAGCAAACACACAGTCTGCTTTGCTCTGTGGTTGTATTGCACGGAACAGTCGTCTCATTGCAGGAGACTCTGCTTGTGTTACACCAATAACGTCACCACGGCATAACAACTGACTTGTTTCAAAGTCCTCTTCTGGATATGCTTCTAGTGGAGTGTCAGGATCTATTTCAATAAGTTGGCTTAGTCCTCTGTTAGCAAGTATGTCGATCTTAAGATGTTCTAGGTCCTCAACTTCACGTTTGTCCAATAATATCTGATTGTCTTTGTTTACCAAGCTCTTTGCTATCTTGTGTTTGAACACAAGTACGCCTCCGCAGTGTTTACTGATACTGCGTTTTTTGCCTATTAGTTTTCTTTCTATTCTCATGGCCTCTTCCTTGTCTATGTCTAAATCTTCATAACGAAAATTACGAGGAAGTCTACCAGTCGCACCAAGACGGCGTGCCGCTTCTCTACGTGCACTGCGCTCCTTGTATAGCACATAGTTACTGATTCTTGCTGAACGTTCTGGCCAATTTGCGAAGATACGTTGCATCACAGTCGCCTGTTGCCAATGCGGAAAGTCTATGTCTACGTCTGGTAGATCATCCCTCAAAGGATTTAGGAAACGGGCAACAGGTATCTGCCACCTTATGGGATCAACGTCCGTTATTCCTAGGAGATAACAGACAAGACTAGACCCTGCTGAACCCCGAGTCATATGTGGAATGTCCTCGGTCAGAGCTAGTACGTCGCAAATTGTTAGGAAATAATCAGTAAAGCGAAGTTTGAGTATAATCTCAAGTTCTTCGACGAGTCTGTCTTGGTACTCAGGAGCCTCTGGTATTTGCCTTGTGAACCTGCCAAGTAGCCTATCTATTTGAGCCTTCGCATCTTTTGGTAATTTCATGTTGCCTCTGTTAGCCTAAATGCCTAAAAGTTTTCGTTTTTGTGCCTAAGTCATTAGTAAATGACATTTTATTTAGTTTTTAACAACTTGATATTAAGTTTTTTTGATTGTATAATACGATAAATATAACTAAAGCTCTGGAACGACTATGAAAAAGAATACTAGAAGCCTACTAGAAGAATTAAATCGTGTTTCTTATTCACACGACCGCAAGCATGTACTAGAACGTACAGGCGAAAGTATTATTCAAAGTGCTATTAATCTATTTGAAGAATTACATCGTCATTATGACAGTGAGACTGCTGGTGATCTTGAGCGTAGGTTAGTTAATAGTATCCGTCATCAGGATGTTAATCGTTTCAGAAGAGGTATCAAAAGAGCTCAAGATAATGAGAATTAAAGATTTTACGGTCGAGGAAACTCCTAAACTACGTGCTGATGATCTTGCACTAACAGATATCAGTCCAGATCTTAGACCAATTGTTAGAAAAGCATTGGTTAGATTTCCAATGGAAAAAGACAGACTAAATGCTGTTATTAGAATGATGCAGCAAGATACCGCTCGTCAACAGACAAATATTAATAACATTAATAGGTTGGATAGAGAAAACGACGAACAGGATATTGAACTAGACAGCGATGACATACGTTTAAATGACTTGGAAAAGAGAGTGGATAGTTTAGAAAAAGGTGGTCCACAAGAAAGTATTAGTGAAGGCAAAGAAGGCAAAAACCTACACCTTACACACCTAGAGGATCTAATGCTAGATCAAGGTTATGATGGTGTAGTAAGTGCACTACAGTATGTAAACGGTGTACGTGACATGCTAGCACAAGGCGGCGGCAAACAAAAGGTTACAGTAAAGTGGGATGGTGCTCCAGCAGTGTTTGCTGGTATAGATCCAAGCGATGGGAAGTTTTTCGTTGGTACAAAGGGTGTTTTTGCTAAGTCTCCTAAATTAGTCAAAGACAAAAAGAGTCTAGATGAATACTTCAAAGGGCACCCACTACACGGAATACTAAGATATGCATTTGCAAGTCTTAAAAAACTAGGAATAAAAAACGTATTACAAGGGGACTTGTTATTCTCTCCCGAGCGTCCACCAGAAACTGTAGAAATTGATGGCGAGAACTATGTGAGCTTCCGTCCTAATACTATTACATATGCAGTAGCAGCAGACAGTGATTTGGCAAAAGTCATTGGCAGAGCTAAACTAGGTGTGGTATTTCATACAACATATGAAGGTGCAAGCATTCCAGAGATGCAGGCTAGTTTTGGTGCTGATATTAGTAGCCTAAATGATGTAGCTGATGTATGGGTTGAAGATGCTTACTACACAGATGTAACAGGCAGTGCTACACTAACAGACCAAGAGAACGCCGATCTTGCACGAGACCTTACATCAATAAGCAAAAGACTAAGTGGAATAGATAAAGCAAACTTTGATAAGTTTAGAACAGACCAAGACCTAGGGCCATTGTTTAACATGTTTATGAATCAACGTGTTCGCGACAATCAACCGGTTGGTGATCCTAAAGCATTTGTTAAAGACTTCTTAGCGTTTTATAAGGAACGCATTGATAAAGAAGTTGCTAAACTAAAAACTGGGCCTGAAGGCAAAGCGGGTCAAGCAAAGTTAGAAAAACTTAAACAAACCAATCAGTTTATTAAAGACAACTTGGGTACATTATATGCAATGTTTGACATTTACAGCAAGTTAATTGATGTAAAGATGAAAACCATTGCAAAACTAAATACAATACAAGGAATTGGAACGTTCCTTAAAACACCTGATGGATATCAAGTTACTAATCCAGAAGGATATGTTGCTATTGGGCATGAAGGAGGTGCAGTTAAGTTTAACGATAGACTAGAATTTAATCGTGCAAACTTTATGCTACCCAAGGAATGGTAAAATGAAGATTAATGAAATAACAACACCTAGCCGTGAACAACAAGTTGAAGAGGCTTACCTTTATTTAGGTAGAATGATAGAGTACGTAGAAAACGATCCAACATTATTCGAATCACAAAAACAACAGTTAAATGAAGCTATTCCACTTTTACTAGCTGCTACTTTGCTGGGCACCGGTGTCGGCACAGCCGCAACGGGATATGATTTGTACCAAAGTCATAATGAATATAAGAGAATGAAGCGTGAAGCAGGCGACGATCCTGCTGCGCTAGAAAAAGCAGAGGAGTATTGGGACCAGGTAAAAGGTGATGCAGCAGTAGAGGCCGCGATCGTCGCCGCCGGGTCTGCGTTAACCGGTGGTACGTTCGGCGCCGTTGTCGGCGGCATGAAAGCTGCTCGTGGTGTTAAAAAACTAGCTAAACAAAACCCTGGTATTATACAGAAGGCTAAAGATGCTATAGGCAAGCTCTTCAATAGATCACCAAAAGAGTTAAATGATCTAAAAAATAAAATAAATGATACCGATTTCCAACAACAGTTGCAGAAAGTACAACAGAAAATGGCCAATGATCCAACAGGGAAAACTACTCCTACATTAAGAGCCAATCCAGCAGATAGAATACCCGTGTCCGGCGCAAACGCCTCTAAGCCATCCGTTGCTGGAGGTGCTGGTAAAGGAGCGGTTAAAGGTGTCGCCGCAAAAAGTGCAGTTGGCGCCGCCGCAGGCCCAGCAATACTTGGTCCAAGCAAAAAATCCGAAGTGGACAATTTTAATCAAAATCCATATGGAGATGATAAAGAAGACACTGAGAATAGACTTAAAACACCTACAACTCCAACGCCCGCGCCAACGCGAATTAGTAGATAATGACATTTGATTTTTTAAAAGAAGAGCTCACTGAAGCACGTTACATTAGGACTCCCAATCAGGCGATTGGTCGCAGCGGAGACAACATTGCTGAAGGTTTCTTTGAACACCTACTAGTGCTACAGCAGATGCGTTTTGAAAATCCTGCTTGGGCACGACAATATGCAAAAGACACACTAAAGTTTATGAATTTTAGTAATGTACGTACAGGCGCTACAGATTTACATAATCTTGCAGCAATAGTAAGTAATCCTAGTAAATTTTCTGGTAAGGTAGATGGTTTACCGGGTCGTTTTGACGAACTAGCATTTAAACGTTATTTGAGAAACATTGTATCTAATAATTATAATCCAGCACAAGACAGAATATTTTTAACACAGATGCAGAAAAATCTTGAAATTAAAGGCGGACTATTAGCTCGTGCACGCCGTGTTATAGCTGACTACGGAAAGGCAACACCTGGAGAACGTTCAGGTGTAAGTGCAAGAATGGTCAACACATTTAGGCAGGATGGACGTTTTAAAAGTGATTTATTTAAACCATATGCTGCCGCTGTTAAATCACATTTACCTGCAGAACCAAAAGGCAGTGTACTTAAAAAAGCTGGAAAAATTGCTGCATGGGGTGCTGCTGGTTACGCTCTTGGACGCTACGGCCCATTGGGCAAATAATTAATCCTAAACTAGATAAATAACTACAAGCACGTATTAGATTTTTCGTGCATTGGAGAAAAAAAATGGCAGAGATTACTCGCGTAAACGGCTCCGCATTTGGCGTCGTACATAATGACCGCAGCGCAACAGGCAGCGGTG